TTTATTGAAATCTCACCTGATGAAGAAGAAAAGGCACAACTCGAGCAGAACATTCAAATCGCGTTATCTAAAGGCGATATTAACCTTGAGGATGCGATTGATATCCGCGAGATTAAAAACATTAAGCTGGCTAATCAGCTTCTTAAGGTTAAGCGAGTTAAGAAGCAGGATAGAGAGGAGCGAATGCAGATGCAGCAGCAAGCTATGGCTGCTCAGCAAAACTTACAATCACAGCAAATGGCAGCTGAAGCTGCTATGGCTAAAATTCAAGCAGAGACTCAAGCAAAAATGCAGATAAAGCAAGCTGAGGTTGCGTTTGAGATTGAGAAGATGAAGAACGAGGCCGTCCTTAAACAGCAGCTCATGCAGACAGAGTTTGATATGCAGATGCAGTTAAAAGGAATGGAAACTCAGTCATTGAAACAAAGAGATGATGAGAAGGAAAAGTCTAAGGACAAGCGTATCTCTATTCAAAACACTCAGCAATCTAAATTGATTGAGCAGAGAAAGAATAATCTACCTCCTGTTGACTTTGAGTCAAACGAGGATAGTTTAGATGGTTTCGACCTAGCTGAGTTTGAGCCTAGATAGTATTGAAAAATATTATCAAAAAAATTGTATAATTTTGTAATGTAAATTTAATCAAATGGAAATAAAAGTAAGGGATTTGGGAATGTCCGAATCAAAAAGCGTTCAAGAAGTTGAACAACAATTATTAGATGAGCATCAACAGCAGCTCGAGGAGAAACAAGCAATTGATACTCCTGCTCCTGTTTTAGATGGTAACGATACACCACCTGCTCCGATTGAAGAAACGGAGTTAGATGATGATAAAGTTCTTTCATATTTGGGTAAAAGATATGGTCGCGAACTTAAGTCCTTTGATGACTTGACTTCTCAACGTGAGGAGCAAGAGGAAATGGATGAGGAGATTAAGACCTATTTGAAGTACAAAAAAGAAACGGGTCGTACCTTTGAAGACTTTAAGGAGTTGAATAAGGATTATGATTCGGTATCTGAAGATGACCTACTTCGTAAGTTCTACTTGTCTACACAAGAGGGATTAGATGGAGATGACGTCGATGTACTATTAGATGAGTTTTTCTATGATGAAGACTACGATGATGAGTCGGTAGTTAAGAAGACAAAACTCAAAAAGAAAAAGGCTGTTAATGAGGCAAAGAAATTCTTTAACGAGCAGAAAGAGAAATACAGAGTTCCGCTTGAGTCAAGCAAGAGCTCTTCTCCTAGCGTCGATGTAGAAGAGTATGAGACTTATAAACAATATGTGTCAACAGCTAAGAGCCTCGAGGAGGAAAATATGCGTAAGGCCGAATGGTTTCAGCAGAAGACTGAAGAATTGTTCAGTAGTGATTTCAAAGGTTTTGATTTTGCTATAGACGATAAAAAATTCACTTTTCTACCCGGAGACCGCGAGGAGGTAAAGAAGACTCAGAGTAATCCATACAGCTTCATCACGAAGTACTTGGATGACAATGGTCTAATGAAAGACGCAGCAGGATACCATAGGTCTTTAGCAATGGCAATGAACCCTGAGCGATTCGCTAAGTTCTTTTATGAGCAAGGCCAATCTGACGCAACGGATGACTTGAGTCGTAAGATTAAAAATGTAAATATGTCTGAGAGGAGAGCTCCTGAGTCAATTGCAAATGGGGAAATGAAAATTAGAGCTGTAAACCCTGATTCGGGTAGCAAGCTCAAAATTGTAAGTAGAAAAAATTAATAACTAACAAAAACTAAAAAAAATGCCAGTAAATCCAACCCCCGGTTTTGATTTGCAACCAAATGCGCAACAAGTCGCTTTGCAAACAAACTACATTACTAACTTTGACTTCTTGAATCAGTATCTTCCTGATACTTACGAGAAGGAATTTGAGCGTTACGGTAACCGTACTGTATCTTCATTCTTGCGAATGGTAGGTGCTGAGATGCCGTCTAACTCAGATATGATTAAGTGGACTGAACAAGGTCGTCTACACACTAAGTACACTAACTGTAACGCTAACAGCGTAGCAGGTACTGACAACGCTACAATTACAGTTAACGACGTATTAGTTCCTACTGCTACAGGTAAGCCAATCGCTATCCGTGTCGGACAAACTATCAACGTTTCTGACAACGCTACAGGTGCTTCTAACAAAGCTATCGTAACTGCAGTAGATACTACCACAGGTATTATCAATGTTTCTTACTACGAAGGTGCAGGTCAAGCTTTTGCAGTTAGCTCAACTGTAACTATTTTCATCTATGGTTCTGAGTTTAAAAAAGGTACTAGCGGAATGGTTGGTTCTTTGGAAGCTGATGACTTATTCTTCTCTAACAGCCCAATTATCCTTAAAGATAAGTATGCTGTTAACGGTTCTGACATGGCTCAAATCGGTTGGGTAGAAATAACAACTGAAAATGGTGCTACAGGGTACTTATGGTATATGAAGTCTGAGCACGAAACTCGTCTTCGCTTTGATGACTACCTCGAAACATCTATGATTGAAGCAGTTCCTGCTGCAACAGCTTCAGGTGCTGTAGGTCTTGGTTTCAAAGGTTCTGAGGGTGTATTCTACGCAGTTAACACTCGTGGTAACGTCTTTGGTGGTGGTATCCCTACCGCAATGACTGACTTTGATAACATCCTTCAGCGTTTAGACAAGCAAGGTGCTATCGAAGAAAACGTATTGTTCGTTAACCGTGCATTTAGCTTGAGCATCGATGATATCCTTGCTTCACAAAATAGCTACGGTGCTGCAGGTACATCTTACGGTTTGTTTGACAACGATAAGGATATGGCTTTGAACCTTGGTTTCACAGGTTTCCGTCGTGGTTCTTACGATTTCTACAAGTCAGATTGGAAATACCTTAACGACCCAACAATGCGTGGTGGTCTTCCTACAGGTGCTACTGCTACAGGTACTGTTACAGGTATGCTTGTTCCTGCAGGTTCAACAACTGTATACGACCAAGTTCTTGGTAAAAACGCTAAGCGTCCGTTCTTACACGTTCGTTACCGTGCTACTGAAACTGAAAATCGTCGTTACAAGACTTGGATTACAGGTTCTGCCGGTGGTGCTGCTACTAGCGACCTTGATGCAATGGAGGTTAACTTCTTATCTGAGCGTGCTGTATGTACACTTGGTGCGAACAACTTCTTCATCTTCCGTTACGGAGCATAATCTTAGGATTATTAAAACAATGGGGGGTGTCTTCAAAGACACTCCCCTATTTTTAAAGTTTAATTATATCAAATAAAATGAAAACAACAACAAAATCAATTACCGTAGATAAAATCTACAAACTTAAAAATGATGCCGCACCTTTATCATTTATCCTTCCATCTAGAGGCACGCCTCGTTACCCATTACTTTGGTGGGATGAGGAGAATGGAGTCAATCGAGAAATTCGATATGCGGTAAATCAAAGAACACCATTTCAAGATGAGCAAGATGGCAACGCAATCGTAGAGCCAATCATCTTTGAAGATGGTTTCTTATCTGTTTCAAAAACCAATCCTGTACTACAAAAATTCTTAGGCTTACACCCACTCAACAACATCTCTTTCGAGGAGGTAAACTATGAGAAGGATGCAGCTAAGGAGCTTGAGTTTATTAATCATGAGGTTGATGCATTAATTCGTGCTAAGGAGCTTACTATTGACCAAATGGAAACTGTTTACAGAATCCTATTCAATGTTAGTCCTGATAAAATCACGACAGCAGAGTTGAAGCGCGACATCTTGGTATTTGCTAAGAATGAGCCACACAACTTTATTAATCTATTGGATGACCCAATGCTCAGCACTCAGTCAACCGTACAGACATTCTTTGAGAAAAAGCTTCTTGTATTCAAGAATCAAAATAAAGAGATATGGTTTAACACACCATCTAACAAGAAAAAGATGATGAACGTACCGTTCGGAGCTGACCCATATGTGGAGCTCGTTGAGTACTTCACATCTAAAGAAGGACTAGATGCATTAAAAATGTTAGAGAGCAATTTGGAGTTAATGTAATTACTTCATATATTTGCACATCTACTTTAGTGTTTCTGAAAAGAAGTGTTCTTACCACAGCAAAGGCGTCTTAATCGGGCGCCTTTTGTTTTTTATGTATCTTTGTAAAAAGGATTAGAATGATTAACTCAGTAAGAAATACTGTACTCTCCGTTTTAAACAAAAACAATTACGGCTATATCTCACCTTCTGACTTCAACTTGTTTGCAAAACAGGCTCAGATGGAGATTTATGAGGAGTACTATAGTAGCTATAATAAAGCAATCAATGCAGAGAATGCACGTATATCAGGTACTGAGTACGCTGACATCGAGAATCCCATAGCTGAGGTCTTAGAAGGCTTCTTACGCAACGATGCATTAGTACAGGTTGCACCTACAACAAACCAATACTACGTACCATCTTTAGTTACAACAGGTTATAGCTTCTACATGATTAGTAGACTTACCTGCTTTAATGGTACTACAAGGTTAGGTGATGCGGAGAAAATTTCTAATGCAAGAATCTATATGTTATTGGATTCAATGCTAACTGCGCCAACAACTCAGTACCCTGCGTATATTATTGAGGGTGATGTAATATCTGTTTACCCTGACACAATCAATGGCGTATCATCATTAAAGTGTTCATACTTTAGATTGCCTTTAGACCCTAAGTGGACATACATCAGCTTACCTAACGGTGAGCCTGCATTTGACCAATCGCAACCAGACTATCAAGATTTTGAGTTGCCGTTTGAGGATGAGTACAAATTAGTAATGAAGATTCTTCAGTACTGTGGTATGTCAATTAGAGAGATTCAAGTTGCGCAGTACGCAATTCAGCAAGAGCAGGCAGAGAATCCTTCATTTAGTACACAACAATAATAGACCATGGCATATATTTCACAGTATCAGTACTACGAGAATGGTGGTAACCTACCCGAGGACGCTAATTGGGGCTCGTATCAATATGTAAGCCTAAAGGATATCGTAAACAACTTTATCCTAATGTACACCGGTAATCACTCGTTGGTTAATAATGAGGAGCGTTACAAGATTATGTTCCATGCAAAGCGTGCAATTCAGGAACTTAACTACGATGCGTTCAAAGAGATTAAAGTATTAGAACTCAACGTATGTGAGCAACTTCGCTTCGTACTACCTTCTGACTATGTCAATTGGGTACGCATCTCACTTTATAAGGATGGATGGTTACGACCACTAAGCGAGAACATTCAGACCCTATCATCAAAGGCATAC